ATAACCCTGTCAACCTCTAATTTAGACTTTCTTCATATTTTTTTCTAGCCAATATCTTCGCCTCTCTTGATTGGTTTTTATTCTTCATGCCCTTGATCATACTAGCCAAGTTGCTTGGATTGTAGATTGTCAATCCTGTTGAGTTAGTTCTAATTAACTCTGCCTCATCAACTTGTATTCCAAGTTCAGTTGCAAGTTCAATACCCTCTGAAAGATATCTGTATGCTTTCAATCCAATTTTTAATTGGTCGGATTGTTTTTGAATTGTATCAATCCATGTTTGGTGTTTAGATACTAGATTGCCTTTTGCAATTCGCCAAGTTTCAAATTGCTCGTATTCATTTTTAGTACAAGCGATTGCTCTTGATCTGCAATAAGAAGTTCCAATGACATCAAGATAGTATTGATCATTAAAAGTTTTAGTCATGCCTGTACTATCATCACGACTAGAATAACTACTACCACTATGTCCAAGTGCTTTCATACACGCGTCAACATGTTTTGTTTTGTGTGGGTTGTCTTTGTTTTCTGATTGTTGTGCATAGATATCTGGGTTGCAATCCATAGCTTTTAAATCTTCTCTAAAATATGCAACTGCAAACTTTTTACCCTCATCATTATCATACTCACTACCATTTAAATTGCCAAACAAACCAAAATCAAAATGAGATTTAGTTTCTTTTGTTTCGCCCTCATCATCTAAATCTTCGGAGTGTGCAAAATAAAAGCATTTATCTTTTGCTACAACATCACAAGGACTTCCATATTTCTTTTTGAAAGTTCGGAGTGTTGCAACATCATCTATTGGATATGCTCTCTCAACAACTTGTTTTGCAAGTTGACTTGCCATAACATATTTTTCATTAACCCACTCTCTTGATTGAAGAAATGCCTCTCTCTCTTGCGTGTCCTCATTCTCAAATGTATGTTTTATTTTATTAAAGAGTTTGTTTCTTAACTCTGTATTCATTCTTATTTTTGTCATTTTAGACCTTTCTATATTTAATTTATTTTTATTTGTTATAATGCTTGACAATAGGATAGTCAAGCATTATATATGATTTATGTTTTTTATTCTGTTTAGGTGAAATAAAAAAATAGGAGCAGGGGATACCCTAAAAATTCCCCTGCACTGATCCCGGATCCATTACTTACTGCTAGGGCGTACGAGCCTAGCTATCGGTCAATGGATCCGGGATCAGTCATTATTGACTGTGAGACTTAACACTATAACACGGTGGGTGCGTAAAGGATCCTCGAATGCCAACTGAAACATACTGCGTTGGCCCCCCGCGTAGCATAGTGACTGATCATTATTTGCTGGACCCATACAGGTTAAGCCCTGTCCGGACGTTAAACAATTGTCACCGGGCTTCACTTAAGATTATGCTGTATAGGTCCTGCTAATAATGATGTATGACCTAGAGAAGGCGTCCAAATCTGCCCATGGCATTTCCCTGTACGTAAGCAGTGACCGCAAGGTAGCAACGAAGTACTAGGACCAGCAGCGCCAGAGTTCCTTGGCCAGGATGGCGCGCTGGTATATGAATTGCCAGTTTAGAATGATTCTAAAAATCATTCTAAAGAAGGAGAAGCAAAAAGCGCCAAGCTTCAAGCTTCAAGCTTGACAATGGTTACGGGATAGTGTAGGATGTATTTAGAAAGGAATAAAACATATGAGTAAAATAAAAATATACGAGGCTGGTGAGCAGCTGAACAGAGTAGCTAACGCCCTGGAAGAGATCCTGCGGCTGGTGAAGGCTGATCAGGCTAAGACTGCAGAGCGTTATAAAGAGTATGACAAAGAAAGTGAAGATCCATTTATCAAAACCATGGAAGCGGGAGAGCGTGAGTAGGCGCCCCGGATTACCAATGGCCAAGGTTTACCTTGGCCATGCTCGCTGGCTCGAGGACCAGGGCCCAAGCTACAAGCACCAAGCTGCAAGCTGCAAGCGCCAGGCTGCAAGCTTGACAAGATTAAATTATAATGTTATAGTATCCTATAAACTAAAGGAGAAAGAATTATGCTAGTAAAAGACGCTTTAAAAATTACAGACAGTTTTACAAAGACAAGCAAGATGCCTGGCCTGAGCTACAGCCTGCCAGCGTGGGCCTGCCAGACTGGCGCGAAGCTCAGGAAGATTCCAACCAGCCCATGTTTTGGCTGTTACGCCTTGAAGGGTAACTATACCCGGTATCCTGCAATCAGGGAGGCCCAGTATCGAAGGCTGGACGCCATCAGTCACCCGCTATGGGTCGAAGCAATGGCCGCGGTGATCAAGCGCCAGAAGTGGTTTAGGTGGCATGACGCTGGCGATGTACAGAGTCATGAACATATGGCAAAAATTATAGAAGTATGCAAGCTCACACCTGACACCCAGCACTGGATGCCAACACAAGAGCGGCAATACCTGCCGGACCCTGAACAGGTCCCAGCAAATTTAATTATTAGGTTATCAGCTGCCAAGGTAGACGGGACCGCTGGCAACGCCTGGAGCCACAGCTCGACAGTTGTAACCGATGGAAGCCCCAGCTGCCCGGCGCCTACTCAGGGCGGCAAATGCAGAGACTGCAGAGCTTGCTGGAATAAAGATATAAAAAATGTTAGTTATGGTAAACATTAACATGACACACGTATTTAGACATCCAAAATTTTACAGAATCCCTAGGGATAAATCTGATCAGGTCATTAGCCGAGGAGACTCGACGGAGGCTGGAAGGCGTGCACCTGATCCGGGCCTCAAGCTTCAAGCCTCAAGCGACAAGCTTCAAGCTCCAAGCGTCAAGCTTTCGAACCAACCTGAGCAAGCATCAGGCGACAAGCGTCAAGCCCCAGGCAGCAAGCTTCAAGCGTCAAGCCACAAGCGGCAAGCTCCGAGATCCTAGAACCACGGTACATGGATATTGGAGAAGTTTTAGAGGAGCAAGGACCAAGGGTCTTTGCTAAGATAAATGTATTGTGAGGATGACGTTTATGAAAGGCGATTTGGTGTGGCGAGAATCTAAGTTTCTTACCTTTACTTACCTTTAATTCTACAGTGCAAAAGTGCCCAGAAGTATTATAGACCAATAGATCAGGAGTACCAAGTAAGCTACTGTTTTCAATCCGAATAAAGGAAAACTCGGGTAACTTTCTTTTAATTTCTTTGTAAAATTTAGCCTCTGGACCCATGTCTTTATTGAGGTAACAACGCCATGCATTACACTATCGAATCATGTAATTTATTAGGCAAAATTATCTTTTGATCTCTTTTAGTTTTTAACACCAATCTATGAGAATGATGGTTTTTGGCTGCTCCAAAAATTGTTTGATTGTTTTCGTATACTTCCATTTTTCTAATTTCTTCTAAATATCCATTAATTTCTACAAATATAACTGCATCACTAATTGCATTACCTTGCTTTGTAGTGCTCTTATCTCTGGCCGTAAATGTAGATAAAAATTCTTGTAAATCTCTTACTCTCATTTTTTTATTTGCATTTCTAATAGTTGAATCTCTTCATTAAGTCTAGCTATTTCTGCTTGGAAGTTATCATTTTGAATTTTTAGTTGTCGTATGACACCAGACATTTCAATTACAATTTGTTTTGTACCATCTAATTGATTTTTAGTTTTAATATGCAAACTTTCTTTTTCTTTGTATTCCCATAAGTCAGCTTTGTATTGTTGTGTCAAAGCTTCAATGGGTGATGTATCTATTTTAGACTCATTTTCATGACTCATATCTTCTCCATGTTCTTTCTTATTTATGTATGTACGCTTGTCTTTCATGCTATTGACAATATAGGATAGTTACCTTAAAAAGTCAATATGGGAGTTCCTAAAAGATTGACAGAAATGCAAAAAAGATTTGCCGAGTATTTAGTATTTGGTGGACCTAAAGGACCAGTCAATAAAAAAGAAGCAGCCGAGCTGGCTGGCTATTCTCCAAAAAGATGTATGGAAGAAGGATCAGAACTTACAAACCCAAGACAATCACCATTGGTTGTTAAATACATAGATGAATTAAAAATAGAAAAAATGTTAAAATACGGTGTAACTTTTGAAAGCCATATAACAGAATTATCTAGAATCAAAGATCTTGCCTTGAATAAGAACTCTTTCTCTGCAGCTGTAAACGCTGAAACAAATCGAGGAAAGGCAGGAGGACTATACATAGACAGAAAAATAATAAAACATGGCAAATTAGAAGATATGACAGAAGAACAACTAGAAATGAAAATGGCACAGATCGAAGAAGACTACGCAGGTCTTTTGAATGATGATGCTGAAGTTGTTGAGGCAATTGAAATTAGTGAACCTTCGTTATCTTCTTCACACACGAAGTCGGAAAAACAGAACGCTCAGAAAAAGTAATAGACCCATCATCATCAACGTCATAGCCAGCAAAGATTCTTACAGTATCATCATCTTTACTAAACAACCAACCCTCACTTACAGGTGTCGCTAGTTTCATATTCTTAAACTCACGCTCGCTGCCCCAGCCGCCTTCAGTGATGATGTCAATCCAATCTATACGTACACGCTTATATGGAAACTTAACCTGTTGCTTTACAGTCTTGGGTTTCTCGTAACTATCAATTCTTCTAGATTTTTTTCTGGATTTCATATCTGTATATGTATCTAAAAAAAATCAGTTTTTCCAG